TATCATATGGAGCGTCCACCGAACTGGATGCAGTAAACTCTATATTGATGAGTGTTGGAGAGTCACCTGTTAATACTTTAAATGTACAAAGTCCTGAAGTGGTCATTGCACAGAAAACTCTGCAGCAAGTCTGCCGTGAGATATTAGCAGAAGGCTGGAAATTCAATACTGAAACACAATATCCTATTACTTTAAATACAAACGATGAAGTGGTTGTACCCGCTAATGTTTTACAAATAGATCTCAATAGATTCCGTCACCCAGATGCTTTTGATACTATTAAAAAAACTGATAACGGTATTACAAAATTATACGATTTACACGATCACACTTATAAATTTAAAAATACATCTGGTGGTAAAATCTATGTTGATATAATATGGATGATAGAATTTGGTGATATACCACAGATATTTAGAGATTACATCACCGTAAGAGCCACGAGGATCGCTTCTAACCGCATGGTAAACAACCCCGAAGCAGCTGAACTTATCTCTGCAGATGAGGCACAAGCACGGGCTACAGCATTAGAGTATGACACCAATCAAGGTGATTACAATATCTTCAATAACCAAGAAGGTAGACTTAATGCTACTCAAGTTTACAGACCATATAAAGTTCTACAAAGAAGGTAATGGCAGCAATTAATCAACGTATTCCTAACTTTCTAGGAGGAGTATCTCAACAGCCCGACACAATTAAATTTCCTGGACAGCTCAGAGTATGTGATAATGCTGTACCTGACGTTACGTTTGGTTTAATGAAGCGTCCTGCAGGTGAGTTTGTGAAAACTCTCACCAATGCTAGTGACAATGGTTACTGGTATGAAATAATCAGAGATGGAGATGAGAAATATTTAGTACAAATGACAGCGTTAGCTAGTTATAGCGGCACTAAACCTATTAGGATATGGAACCTTTTAACTGGTGTAGAAGCTAGTCTTACCAATGCAAATGGTGATTCTTTATTCACTTATATGCAACAAACAGGAACAACTAAACCTTATGCTATACAGACAATCCAAGATTATACGATCATCACTAATCCAAAAGAGACGGTTGGTACGACTGGGAACACTACTACTCCTCTCAACGGTGGGGACTACGCTTTTGCTAGGTTAGACACTATAGCTTATAACACTGAGTACATAATGTACACAGGTGCTACAGCTCCCACACCTAACACTTACTTTAGAGTGACAGCACTTGAAGTTGATAAAGGTACTTCTGATGGTAACACTTGGGATGATACCAATAAAGATGGTAGGTATGCTGGTTTAGCTCAGTTCTCATTTACAGATAGTGCATGTGAGGATATTGACGGTCATGTAACAGTCAATGCTGCTAGTTATGTCGATTCAAACCAAGCTAACTATGACGGTACAGGAACAGAAGTTTCTGATTTCTTAGGTTATACACAAGTTTATAAAACTAGATACACAGCACAAGTAACGCTTAAAGACGGTGGGCTTATAAAAACTACCAGTGAGTCTACAGCTTTAGCTAAGTATGTAGATATAAGTATTGAAGGTATTTCTTATAGAGTTAAAGTTAAAGCAGTTGAACCTGTTAAGACTTATGAAGGTGTGTCTGGTATAGCTTTCTACCGTAGCCCTAAGAATCCTGATAAAGGTAAGCTTTCTATGGCAACGATTATACAAGCTTTGTTTACAAAAGTAAATAGTGATTTAGCTAATGTCACAGCTGAAGTGATTGGTAGTGGTCTATATCTTTATGGTAGTGCTGCTCCAACAGTAAACTTCTTAGGAGGTGCTGTAAATGAAATGATGAATATTATAGGTAATACTGCTCAAGATGTTAGTAGATTACCAGCTCAGTGTAAACATGGATATATAGCACAGATTGCAAACGCTGATAACTTAGAAGCTGATAATTACTATGTTAAATTTATAGCTGATAATGGTACACAAGGTAGTGGTAGCTGGGAAGAGTGTGTTAGACCACACAACTTTTCATCAGGTAGTGATCCTATGGTTAAAGGGTTAGACCCTGCTAAGATGCCTCATGCTTTAGTTAATAATCGTACCAACCCAGAAACCTTTACTTTCAAAAGGTTAGATGAAACTACAGCTAACGCTGATAATAATGATAACTACTGGAAGTATAGAGAAGTAGGTGATGATATCACAAACCCATTCCCTAGTTTTAATGGTTTAGCAATTTCCAAAATATTTTTTCACAGAAATAGACTTGGTTTGATTGCAGATGAGCAAGTAGTTATGAGCCGTCCTGGGGATTATTTTAATTTCTTCATTGTTTCTGCTATCTCTACAAGTGATGATAATCCTGTTGATATTACAGTATCAGATATCAAACCTGCATTTGTCAATCATGTACTCCCTATCCAAAAAGGGGTGATGATGTTCAGTGATAACGGGCAATTCCTGTTGTTTACTGAGTCAGATATTTTTAGCCCTAAAACAGCCAGATTAAAAAAAATAGCTAGTTATGAATGTGATGCCTCTTTACAACCTAGAGATATGGGTACATCAGTTATGTTTACTTCTAATGTATCCGCATATACTAGAGCATATGAAGCAACTATACTTGATGATGACGTACCGCCAAGGATATTAGAACAAACTAGAGTTGTTCCAGAATACATACCAAAAGACGTTACCATGTCAGCTAACTCTACCTCATTAGGTATTGTAACATTTGGTAAGAAAAATTCAAGTGAACTTTTTCATTATAAATATTTTGATTCTGGAGACAGACGGGACCAATCAGCTTGGTATAGCTGGGGTTTAACAGGTACTATGCAGCATATGACTTATACTGCTGGTAGTTTCTTTGTTGTAGTTAAACAGGGTAGTAACTTTGTACTACTCAGACATGAGTATGTAACAGATGCTACAGCATCTAGCAGTTATACTGTAGGTGGTAGTGAAACTAATGTCGGTTCACCTTTACATACAGCTAGGTGGTTTGAAGTTTGTCTTGATAATATGGCTATACCATCCGCTATAACATATACAGCACAGACTACTACAGCCCCTGAGAAAACAGTATTAACACTACCTTATACACCTACAGCTGCAACTAACTTTTATGCAGTTGGTATGAATGGTACAAATGCAGGTATGGTTATAAAAGCTGATTCTGTAGGTACCACCAGTGCTACTTTTAATGGTATCAATATGACTGGATGGGAGGTAGCTGTAGGGTATGCTTATACCAGTACAGTTGAACTACCAGATTACCATTATGCACTTGATGCTAATAAGTATGATACAAATGGTGCCTTAAGAATCTCTGGTCTTAACTTTGATTTAGGTGTTTCTGGTCCTATGCAGTTCCATTTATCAGCTAAAAATTCTTATGTTGATTCTGCTGGTACAGTTACTAAAGAGTTTAATGATTACATTCAATATGAATCAGGTATGAAAACTGGTTTAGCTAACTTTGGTGAACCACCTTCAGAACTTAATAAGTCTGTAAGAGTACCTATACAAAAAAAGAATACTAAATATACATTACAAATAAAAATACCAGACCCATTTTCCACCGCTTTAATCTCAGCTAGCTGGGACGGCATTTATAACCCAAGAAGACATGTACGAAGGTAAGTATATCCAACCCTGCACTCCAGAGTTAGCTCTAAGTGTGGGGTTGAACTTACGTTATGAAGACAAACGTGAGACAGAAGAGACAAGTGGTATGTGTGCTGCCGCAAGTGTAGTGCAATCATATTTTGATTCCACATATGATCAATGTGTATTTTTTAAGGTTCCCAACGGCAAGGCTGCTGGAGTGGCGGGAGTGACTCCTCTAAATGCTATATGGATGTTATGTACAGATGCTACAACTGAGTATCCACATACATTTATGAGAGAAGCTAAACGCTGGGTAGAGTCTCTACCTAATCCTTATCTAATGAATTACGCAGATATGAGGAATGAAAATCATATTAAGTTATTAAAGTTTCTAGGTTTCAAATTCATTCGTTACTTTGTCTATAAAAAAGTCCCTCTTATAGAGTTTATAAAAATATGTGCAACCCACTAGCAGTTGGGATCGCAATGGGTGGTGCTCAAGCCATTTCAGGCATACAAGAACAGAACAGAGCACATCGAGCACAAGTCGATGCTGTGAACCGTTCTAATGCAATGGCTCGGCAGAAATACCTAAATGATATACAGATCTCTGCTTACAACGATCAACGTAAATTAGACGTGTTTGATGCACAGTTAGCAGCTGATACTGCATCACAACAAGCGTTCTATAAACAAAAAGAAATCAATCAGATTGAGGCTAATAGAGCATTACAAGCTGCAGAACAAGAACTTTCAGAAAAACTGACTGAACAAATGTTTGCTAGCCAAGCTAATCTAGCTAAAGCTATACAGGCTCAAGGTACTGTACTAGCAGGTGAGATGGTATCTGGCCAATCAATGATGTTAGAACTCAGTCAAGCTGAAAGAGAGCTTGGCTTTGAACAAGCTCAGATTGATGCTACTATATTTGATGCTACTAGATCCTACGGGATTGATAGATATGGTATTGATTTAGACCAATATGCAGCAGACACAGGTGCTAGAAATAGTATTACTCAATCTGCTTTAGTCGCACCGTCTGCTTCCTTCAAAACAATTAGACCAATTAAACAAAACGCTCCTAAGAAACCTTCTATTCTTGGACCTATACTTGGAGGTATTACTACTGGAATTGGAGTAGCTTCAGGTATTGGTGGTAAAGATTATATTAAGACAGGTTTATCTGGTGGAGGCTGGAGTTAAAAAAAAATCATGCCTTATCAAAGAAGTACAAAAGCCTCTGGCTTCAAAAAACGTACAGGTCCAGACACAAGTAAGCAGCTACGGCAATATGCTACAGCTCTAGACAACAGACGTAAACAAGAAGTCAAAGACTACGAACGTCAAGGCGTTCAAATGACAAATGAGATGACACGCATAGATAGCTTGGCATCTAAGAAAGATACTTATGAGTTAAATAATTTAAGAAACTTTAGTAAGACTCTTGACAAGTTTATGAATACAGTCGCTACTGAAGTGATTAAACCTGTTAGAGATCAGCAAATTGAAGATGGTATTTCACTAGGAGTACGGTACCAACAGGGAGATCCTGATGCTATTGAGAAAATAAAAGCTAATGACATACAACTTGAAGAGATTGAAAGTAGAGTTAGAGAACAGGCTCTTAAAACAAGTCAAACTGAAGAAGCAATAAGAGCTGAATGGGAGAAAACAGGTAAAATAGCTTCTTTAGAAGAAGAGTATCGTCTCCAAAACATTAAAAAACTAGGTTCTAACAGAGCACTTGGCTTTAGAAAAGGGCTTTTAATGGAGTCAGCTACTGGCTGGGATGCTTATAGAGATAGTTCTTTACTATATAATGAAGAAAATCCTATATCTATGGAGAATATAGGTACTGAAGATGACCCTATTATTGTTGGACATTACCATAGATACACTGGTGAAGATGGTAGAGAAAAAAGGAAAGCTATTCTTGGTCATTTAACTAATAAATATATAGTTGAAAAAGGTAAACAGTCTGGATTACATAATGTATTTATACAGAAGTATCTGACAAATCCTATATTAGAACAAAACTCTAAGTTTCAACAGAAAGAAGCAGCAAACGCTAGATTAGAAGAAGCTTCTTTGGCTTCTGAAGCTAATAAAGAAGGTATTAATTTAGGTATTGACGGTGTTGATAAGGATAATGGTTTAGAATTAGAAAAGAACATACAAAAATTTATTATCACGGAACCTGCAAACCAACGTGGTTTGAATACAGCAGGTAGTAAAGTGGTTAATTCTAATGATTTATTAATAGAAATTTTAGTTGGAGAAGGTGCTAAGTTAAGATCAGGTAGTGTTCAGAATGTAGATGATCAAGAAGATATATTAACTGTATTAGAAAATGCGAAGTTTGAAGTTCCTGGAATTACCAAGAAAGGTGAGAAGAAAACTTTGTCTGAGCTTTGGCCTAACAAGTTTAACATAGATGATATAAGAGCTAAGTTATTAGTAGAAACTGGACGGATTGAACAGGAAAGAAGAACGGCAGCTAAGAATGAAGCATTAGGTGAAAAGGTGTCTATTTTACAAGCTTATCATATAGATAGAGATCCTGCTAATTATGATAAAGCTGTTGCTGTAATGAAAGCTAATGATAAATATATAGGTATTTTAGATGCTAAATTCTATACAGACATGTTAGCTGAAAGAGACTTGTTATCGTATAATGAGAAGACATCTCGAATTAAATTGAAAGATATAAGACAAGGTTATGGAGATAATCCTATCCCAAGTGATCATGCTATAGTGAATAAATTACATCCTGATGTTTTAAACGAAGCTATTGAAAAAGGATGGATTGCTGAAGATCTTTTTGGAGGTGATAACGAAGCTAAAGCTTCTCATAATAGTAATCAAAAAGGTGCATTGCAAACACTAAGAAGTGCAATGAAACTTCAATCACCTAGCTTTGTGTGGGATGATGAGAACGATCAAGTAACTGCAGCTAATGCTTTAATAGATTCTACGTTAAGAAAATATACAAAAGACTTTTTAGACCTTAATGAAGGTAATGAAAACTATTCATTATCCGATGCAGTAGCAGATGCTAAAGCTCAGTTAGATAAAGAGATAAAAGCTGATCTAGCTGGTGAACTATTACCTACTGCAAATGGTGGTATGAGAGCACCTGTTTGGGGTTTAGACGATAATGGTTTTGTTAATGAAGCACTTAATAAAAAGTATGAATCAACAGCAACATCACCTTTAGATCAAGCTAAACGTATTAGAACTATAATTGATAAAACAAGTAATAAAATAGAATTAAGTCATCATGTTGATATATTTAGTGATAAAGATCAACCACCAATCGTAGAGGCTGGAGATTTTGTTTTAGTTGAAGGTAAAGTCGGTCAGATCTGGCAACAGTTATCTCAGATAGATCCTTTAGGTAGATCCCCTGAAATGCTCTATACGCTACAGGCTGGTAAATTTCCTGGGGTTGAGATACCTGAATGGGATGACGACATTAAAACGGAAATAGAGCAATGGATGAGCTTACATCCTCATATTAGAATAGAGTTGTCATCTGGTAATTTTAGTGCTGGTAAACGTGCTATGCAAGAAATAGGTGTTTTAGATCTTGATAGTACTATTAGTACATTATTAACTCAAGATATTGATTTCCCTATAACTGAAGCGGAGCTACCTAATATATTAAGTTCTTTGAATTTAGAGTCTATGACTTTAGAGGAATTACAAGCAAACCCTCAATTATTGAAGGCTGCTATGAAAAAGAAAATACTTGATGTAACTAGAGAAGTACAAGCTGTAACAACAGATCAGAACCAAGCTCTTAGAATGATTTTTGCTGGTGTAAAGTATGGAGATATTAATAGATGGAATGAGCCATATACTTTAGCTGCTTTAAATTCTTATTACAGTGGTGATAGAACAGCTTTAGATAAGCTTGAGTCAACCTTTAATATGAACCCATATGAAGTGAAAGGTATTGATATACAAGGAGATCAGAATGTTGATATCTTTGCTGATCAAGAAATTACTTGGGATGTTGAAAGTATTGATAGTCAGATAGATAATCTTAATGCTAATATGCCTAAACCATTTACAATTATAAAAAGTGAAATGGCTGATAGGAATTGGTTACAAAACACTTTTGCTCCTGTAAAACAACCTAATCCATTATACACGGCTTACCAAAACCGAATACAGCAACTTAGAGATAGGAAGTTATTCTCGACTATAGCTGTAGAAGGTTATGATTTAGCCTCTAGACAAACACAAGCTTTATATGCTGGTAGGCGTTTATTAGGTGATAAGAGGTTTGCAGAATTACAAGAGTTAGTACTAGCTAAATACCCAGATGCTAAAATCAACGATAAAACTAATATGATAGGTCTGAGTTATAAAGATGCTCAGAACATGCTTGGAGCACTTCTTTTAAATGAAGTTGGTGCCCCTGGTAGTTCAGGTAATATTGTAGGTGATACTAGCGGGGATTTGACTTATGATAAGGATATGTATAAATTAGGAAGCCGTTTATCTGGAAATGTACCTGAAGAAGATTTAGTATCAATCAAAGGTTATTCAGCAGATGGTGAAGGTGAGACTATCCAAGTCAGACAAGATGTAGCTGAACCATTAGAAAATCTAATGGATGATGCAGCTAAAGCTGGTATCTTACTTAACTTTAGTGATCAGTCAAATTATAATAGTGGATACAGACCTCTAGACCAACAAGTTGAAGCTAAAGAGCGTATGACCAAAGCAGGTACACCTGACTTGGCTGCTAATCCTGGCTACTCAACACATGGTTTAGGTGCTGGTTTTGATTTCCATATTACTGATGAAGCAACTTTACAATGGTTAAAAGATAATGGTCCTAAGTATGGCTTCTTCCCTTACTCAAAGGGGGGTACAGGTGAACCTGATTTTAACTTAAAGTTAGGTGCAAATGATGAGCATTGGCACTGGGATTATAGACCTGATTTAATGGAGAATAACTAATGGAGAATGAAGAAAACACCCAACTTCTCGAAAGTGAAGTTGAAGAGGCTGATACTCCACGAGTTGTTCAGCCTGATTACAATAGGTTAGATGCTAAAGCTCAAGAATCTCTTGAGGAAGATGTTTTACTACAAGAACAGAACGCACAGCTACAAAGTCAACAGCCTAAAGATCAAGGGTTTTTACCAGATAACCCGATAGAATTAGTAAAGGAAACTGCTAAGGCAGCTTACGGTGGTGTCACAGATGCTGTTGAAAGTGTTGGTAGTAGTTTAGATTTAGTAGGAGATACTATTAAAACAGTGTCTCATAAAATACATGGTCTAGAGCCTGATAAAGAATCTAATGTATTTGCTAATGGTTATAGACCAGAACCTGTTAAGTTTTTAGATATACCTAGTAGGTTTGAAGTTACTAATGAATCTGGTTTAGGTAACTTAACTAGAGGATTAGTAGAGTTTGGAGCTTTGATTTACGCAACTAGAGGAGTTGGTGCTGGTTTTAAACTAATTCCTGGAGTTAGTAAAGCTGTACCATTATTAGGTAGAGGTGCTGCAACTAAAAGAGCATTAGGTTCTAGTTTATTAAGATCTGCTAAAGCTAGTCAACTTAAACCTTTGAGTGCTTTAGCTCATACAGGTAAAGGATCTAGGTTTATTAAGTTTATACCGAAAGGTGCTGGGATATTTGCTGAAGGTTCTGTAGCTGATTTAATATCATCTAGCTCAGATTATGGTAATATGGCTAACCTTGTAGCAGAATATGCTCCTTGGTTCCCATTTGCTGAATGGTTATCAGTTGATCCTGAT